GTTTTAATTGTTTTGATACTTGTTCTTGAAAATTCCTAGGAGGTTCTCTTCCAGCTTGTAGATATTGGTTTTTTATTCTATCTGAAATTTCAAGTTCTTTATTTAATATATCATTTTTAAATTGTTGAAATTCAGTAATAACTTGATTGGACTCTTCAGTTTTACCAGGAGCTTGTAAGGCTGATTTAAGATTACTTTCTATCATTTGATTTAATCTCATTCCTGGTATCTCTCTTAAATCAGCAACAAAATAATCTTTTACAAATGATGATAATTGTTGAGCTGAAGATTTGCTAATGTAATCAGCTTGTTCTGCTGGGAAAAAAGTAGATATATAATTTTGTATTTTACCTATTTTACCACCAGAATTTATTAATGCATCTCTAATTCCTAAGAGAGTAGCCTCTTTTTGTGGCATTTCAGTTCTAATTTTACCTAAACGTGTATAATAATCTTTATTCTCATCAAATGCTCTTTTATCTTTTTCAGAAGATACTTTTTCGGTCAGTTTTTTGTCTTGTAGTCTTTCTTGCTGCAAAAATTGTTCTTGTTGATGTGCTTCTTGCATCATCATTTGTGCTTGAGGGTGATATCCTTCACCTTCTAACGCTGCTGCTTGTTTTTTTAAATATTGAACTTGAGCCATCTTTTTATTATAAATTTGATCTGCTACAGGAATTGGTTCTTGTACTTGTTGAGGTTCTTGTTCAGTCATTCCTTGCTGTTGTGGCTGTCCTACAACACCACCTAATATTGAATTAGATGTAGGTTGTTGATTAGGATCTACCATTGGTTTCATTATATCTCTTATTCTTTGCTTCTTTGTTCTTTCTTGAAGAGCCTGTCCAATAGAAGCACCTAAACTACTTATTCCCTCACCTAAACCTGAACCATACGTTAATTTAGTTACCATTTTATTTACCTCCTAAACTACTTAGCCATCCACCACCAGCTTGTCCTAAGGCTGCTATAATTTGTCCTAAAATCCCCTCTTGCTCATGTATCATTGGACTAAATGTCTTTTGTCCTGCCAATCCACCAAGTCCCTGTAACGCGCTCATCTGTCTATTTTGACCTAGGTTATATTGATTCATATATTGGCTGCCTAAAGATGTTGACAAATCCGTAGCACTTTGAGATAATGCTTGGTTTAAAGCAGATGATCCTGTTTCATCCATGCCCATGAATTGTTCTTTTATTCCAGGGATTATTTGCCGTTGCATTGCCTGCTGTGCTGGATCTATAAATGATTTCTGGAACATATCCTGAAATTGTTGTTGGTCTTGTGGTTGAGCCATTTGACTGTATCCTCCCATAGCTTGACCTAAATATTTTTGCTGCTCAGGAGTTAGAAGTTCCGCATTTCCAACGTTTTCCACTCCCCCTAACATGGTCTGACCGATAATTACCTCCATGCAACTTTAGGTTTAATGTGTTGCCCATTATCGTTATTTAACTTGCTTTTTCTTCAATTTTTTTATCTGAAATAGCTGTAATTTTTTCTTTCTTTGGTTCTTTTTTTGCTTCTTCTTTTTCTGCTTTATAATCGTATTCCATTAAGATCGATTTGCTACGGCGGAAGCCATATCTCATAGAATGTTTCTCGTAATTTGTGACCCAGTAAATCTTGTTTAGTTTCGCTTTCATCACTATATCTTTAACATGATCGGCTATCTTTTTTACCGCATATCCTTTGTTCCAATACTCTTTGTCTATAGAGTATGTCTGTATCACCACATCTTTCGAAAGTGCGTCAACAACCATCCATAGCACGCCCTTAACGATATTTTCAGGGTTAGCCAACACATATAAATGGTTAAAAGGATTAATCTTAAATCCATCTGCTGTCTGACTCATACAATTTATTTGTTGATATTTGAAGAAGTCCTCAACACTATAGTTTCTATCTCTCACTTGCTCTATTAGATAATGAGGAACGATATCAGGACTCATCGCCCTCACAAATCTCAATTCATCTATTTTTTTCATTTTATTTGCCTTTATTCGTCGGACACACCAATATATTTAGAGTGGATTATTAAGCGACCAGATGCAGGTACTGCTAAATTTGCTGTAGCTCCTGCTGGTGTTACACTATATATTTCTCCTCTATATGTATTAGGTATTGCGTTAATAACTAGATAATTGCCTAAATAAACAACATTAGAAGCTTGAACAGTACCAACAAATGGCATCCCATCACTAAGCGTTACTATATATGGTAGTTCTAAGTATAAATTCCCAGCCGATGTAGTGGCTGTCCATGAAATATCGGCAAATATCTCTGTATAGATTCCCTGTCTGATTGACCACCCTACTTGCTGGGTATAAGTAAAGTCGCCCGCTACTGTTCCGTTTAATGTAGGTATCCATTTTGTTTGGTCTACATCTGCATAATTTCTAATATATCCATTTACGTTTTCAGTTATCCTTTCATACATTTCTTGTAGTTCGTATACTAGATCTCTTAAATAACGGTCTAAATCTTCATCATTTTGATAGTCTACTCTTAGTGGCAGGTCAATGCTTGTCGGTAGTGTCATTAGTTAACCATCCTACGCCCGATCTTTTTGAACATCGGTTTTAGGGCGTGTATCCTAAATTGCCTATCAATTCCGTTAGATGTAAAACTTACTCTATGCTGAAAGCCTATACCTCCAGCGTGTATTCGTTTCCACGTCTTTGTCTTGTAGAATTTTCGCTCATATATCCCGCCACCAGATGTAAATGCTGTGAAGAAGTCATAATCTACCGTTCCCGCTCCAGTATATACCCCAAATAAAGTTGAATCTATCGCAAGCAACTCAAAAGTAACACCTACAATATTTGCTACTGTATATGTATTAGTACCGTCATAATTAACATCAGTCATTCCTGTTACATCTTTTATAACAATAGTATCCCCATCAACTAAGTTTCTAATATTATCTACAGTTACAACCGCAGGGTTATTATTTGTTATATTTGTAATAGTTAGTTCGGAAGATCCATATATTTCATTTAATGTAAAATTATTTTCATCTACTACTGTAACGGTATAGGCATCTGCTGCTTCACCACTATTAACTTCAATCATTCCTTCAACGCCATAAATATATATTATATCATTGGTTGTTAACCCATGGCTTGGCGAATTTATACTTATTGGATTTGGCGTTCCTACAACTGGATTGTTATTTGTTGCATTATTTATATCTGAAATAAAATTCAAGTTTGGAAGGAAATCTATTTGCTGACTTTTGTATGATGTGGTATCTGTATCTTTATAAAATCCTATCTCACCTTTAGTCATTAGTTGTGTATCTACTAAGATATCGATATAAGGCATCTGTGCTTCTGCCCCTTCTTCTTTGAATGGATTCCAAGCTACAGTAATGAATGTTGAATCTATCGAACTTCCGTTATCATCACCATCGGTTTCCATAACGAAAATATTGCCATTTATATCTCCACCAAGCAATGTTTCTTGGTTATCTTGCCAGAAATATGAAAACATATCTTCATCGCCAAAGTCATCTAATGCTAAATCAAGGTCATTTACCGCTGTAAAATCTTCTAGTGCAAAATCTCTTGAGAAATTACCGTAACCTAAACAATTCATTCCTATATCATATGTAGAAAAAGCTGAAGAATCTTCATCATATATAAGAGCTGCGTCATTTTCGTCATCGGTTGTTTCTATATTGTTAAATAAAGTCCATTGTCGCTTATTTGCATAGCTTCTTTCGCAAAATACTTTTGCAAATTGACCTACGTTAATATCGTTAATAGTAAACTTACTTATTCTATTATCTGTTCTTCTTGTCTCTACTCCATCGGTTGCTGTTATACCCCTTACTCCATATGCTACAACATATCTGTCATACCCAATAGAAGCCATTTTACCATCACAAGCCCTAAAATTATTTATTCTTTGCCATTTAAATGCTCTATTCGGATCAGATGTAGCAGTTAATGACCATACCGAATTAGTGAAAAATACAATTATCTGATTTTGTAGCTGGCGTGCTGATACTATTTGATCTCCTGTAGCTGCATCGGTGTAACCTCCTCCTCCAGCTACTACATCGTTCCAATTGTCTGGATTCTGTTTAGCACACCATCTAGCCCTTTGAGGATATTCACTTGTAGTTAACGTGGTATCATTATATTCGAATGTATATAATACTATTAATCTCTGACCCATTGAGAAAATTAACTTGCCACCATCTAATGTTCGTCTTACTGCTGGGGCAACTGGGCTTAAGAGAGGGTTGAAAGCCACAGTAATATTAGGTGTGGCACTATCATAATACCTAATAGCATTAACTGTAGCAGCACCCGCAGGAGCTCCTGTCTTCCCATTAGTAAAATATAACCTATTAGTGCCACCTCCAGATTGCCAATTCGCCGACCATACATAATCAAATTCTCCTGAGCTGAAAATATTAGCTACATCTATTTGTACATAGGCGTTTGTTGCACTGTTATATCTATTAGCCCTTAGTGCATCAAATGCTAACGATGTTTTTGTCCCACTAGAATCAATATATCTACATAAACCCATTATCCTTTCGCCGTTCGTTACTGTTCCAAATAGTCGATATCCTTCTCTTTTCTGTAAAATTCCATCATAGATATGTATGTTATTCAGTTCTGAAAAAGAATCGGCTGGAGCTAGCCAAGGATCGATATCGGTCTCTAATCCTGTGGAGAATGGAGCAATTAACATCGAAGACATATTTACCTCTTAGTTTCCTATAATCATCACTGTAACAACTCGTGGATCTGCACTAGTTGTTACTTTAACAGAACCTACAGCTAGCGTTCCACTAACAACCTTAGCAATATCACCAGATGAGGTTACAATCACCCCGTAATCTGTATTTTTTAAGTTATTGCTAAAAGTTATGGTAAATGTTGTAGAACTATCTTTAGTCACTCCGCTAACAAAAAAACTATCGTTTATAGTGGCTACAGCAGGATTCCCGTTAAATCTTACCCATGCTTTAATACCTGTTAAATGAGATATTGAATCATCAGGATCTATTGCATATCCCTGTGGATCACCAGCCCCATCTTCTTTTGAATACAAAATTACAGAATCAGCTATTGCGGTTGGATCATTTGCTATAACTAATGCAGTTCTATTATCTAAATTCAGTCCAACAGGTTTAAATGTGGCTTCCGCTGATTCTATAGCCTCCCAGTTAGGTCGAATTTCTTCACCTAAATTTCTTAATTTAGATGAATTTGCTGGTTTTGTTTTATCCCATGCCACTGTTTTTTTACTCCTTAAAAGTTAGGCATTGCCCTAACGTTTAGTAAATCTTGTTCTGTTCTTGTTAGTATGTAATTGACTTGCTCTTTATATAATGCCGTAGTCTCTGCATATGCATCATTCTCGCCATAATCCGAGAAGATAGCCCTAGAAGCACCATATGCTATACATGGACCCCATTCGTTCAAATCTGGGGTGTCTGTAGCGTTCACAAGCGGTGTTACGATAATGTATGATCTCATCTTGATTACATATGCCTGATCGGGTGGAGGTGTTAGCGTAAATGTATTAGCAAAATATAGTATCGCCTCTGGTCGTCTAGGGCTAAATTGAACATAATTTAAATAGATTAATTGTCCACTAGCTGGAGCTGCGGTAAAAGTTACTGATATTACCCCTGTAGATAGATTAATTGTTGCTGTACCGCCATCTGACCCAGTTATAGTTATATCTGCATCCGTCCATGTTGTTGTCGTATCCTCAAACAACTCTGTATTATCGGTTATAGTTAAAGTTGACGGGTATATAGGAAAGCCAGTTAGCGTTGTTGTGAATGTAACTGTTACTCCGTCTCCCGTCCATGGATTAGAAAAATTATATTGAAGTGGGTTTTCCTGCTCGAATTTAGCTGAGTTCTGATACCATAGCATCGATAAGTTATTGACTGTCGCTGGTGGCTCATAATTTGTATATAACGTATCTGGTGTTGCATATGTAGCTTGATTTACACTTGTAATAAACTCATAAAATACATGTTTTTGCTCAAGTTTTACCTCTGCTGGAAATGTATATAGATAATACTGGTTTATATACTCATCTAACTGTGTGTTTGTTAGATCATTGGTAGTAAACCTACCCGTTACTTGTCTTACTTTTTGTCTTATTTTTGCTAAGGACCACTCGTTGCTCATGTTATTCTCCGAAAACTTGTCTCATTTGAAATCTTGGATCTTTTCCTATTAGTTTCTTAGTCATCCTACCATTGCCATCAGGTCGCCAATCCCATATAGGTTTAGACCTTGATTCAACCCATTGGGCTATAAATCGTGGGAGTGTGTATTTTCCACCATGAAAAAGCGTGAAATTATGCTTATGTTTGTTGTTCCCGTATGGGAACCGTTGACTTAATCCTGGCTCTTCTAAATTATAAAACTCAAATTCACAGACCTCACGAAGGAATTTTTCTTCCTTTTCATCCGCTGGTTGCTTTAATATAAATGGCAACTTTTGGAGTGATTCCATATCTTTATTTCGATGTTTTACTTGGTTCATATCTACCTCGCGTTAAATAAGGGAGGGTATTCGTTGTACCCACCCCTTATGGTTCTTATATGCAGTTCCAGTATACACAAAATTATTCGTGTACATTGAACCTTACACTACTACATTCTCTCCATGAGCTACTGCTTTCATGACATCATTATTTCCGCCAACTGGGTCAGCTCCAATTAAAATACCTTGTATCGCTAAGTTAGTAAGTGGTACTGGTACACTGTCAGTATCAGTTACTCTTGTAACTCTACCGCCAGAAACATATACGCTATAACCTGTAACTGTAGTGTTTTCTACAAGGGTAATAGTAGTAGCTGTAACAGAGGCAATGGTGAATGTGTTATTCAAACTTAACGTTCCTGTTAAATCATCAGCTACTTCGCATACTTTAATCGTATCGCCCGCTGCAAAACCGAAAATTGTTGTGTCATTAACGGTCAAAACACCAGGGTTAGCGTTTGTAAATCCTGATATGGTTGCACCTACTGCGGTGCTTTGTGTTAATGGTGTGAATCCATTGGTATTCGTGTATGTTCCATCATCTACAAGAATGTAGGATGCATCTGGCATAGACGAGTTCCAGTACTTTTGCCATCCATCGGTTATGTTTGTTACAGTGATTTCTCCCACCGTAAAACCAATAGACTCATATCGAACGACAGCAGTAGCAGGATTAATCCATGTCCACACTTTCATTTGTGACATATTGTTAATCTCCTTTAATTAAGAGTGAGAAGAACATCTCCCCACCCTTATTTTTAATTTCTTTATACTACTACGTTCTCGCCATGGACTACTGCGACCATTATATCAGCATCAGTTCCAACAACAGTTGTTCCTAGAGTGATTCCACCTATTGCTAGGTTTTCTATTGGTATTGCTGTACCATCGGTGTCTGATACTCTTGTAACAATACCACCTGATACCCATACGCTATATGCAGTCACAGTTGTGTTCTCTACTAAAGTAATTGTAGTTGCAGTTACACTTGCTACTGTAAACGTGTTGTTTAAACTTAACGTTCCTGTTAAGTCATCAGCAACTTCAGCCACTTTTACTGTGTCACCTGTTGCAAAACCAAATGTTGCTGTATCGTTAACAGTAATTACACCTGGGTTAGCATTAGTGAAACCACTTATAGTAGCTCCTACTGCTGTTGATTGTGCCAATGGAGTAAATCCATTAGCTGCTGTATACGCTCCTGTATCCACTTGAATATATGAAGCATCCGCCATAGACGAATTCCAGTAATACTGAACTCCATCAGTAATGTTGCTTACAGTAATCTCGCTTACTGTAAACCCGATGGACTCATTCCTAACAACCGCTGTCGCTGGATTAGTCCATCCCCAAACTTTCATTTGTGACATAAACTACTCCTTATGAATGTGTTGCCATTAAATTTAACATGAAACTATCATTGAGAATTCTCGCTACAAATGGGTGTTGCCAACCAACTGAGCCTCTTTGATGCAATGGATCTGCACTACCGCCAGAACCTAGTGGTTCTACATAGAAATCACCTGTTTCTGATTTTAGATGCACAACGGCATATGCTTCTTTTCCAACAATTATGTTGTTGTACACTGGTGTTGCAGCAGCACTTACGCTACCTGCTGAGGTATACATCCATCTCACGTTACCTGTTGAACCCCACTCAGAGTCCAATACAGTTTGTTGAGATGGGTAATTGCTTGTGCTTTGGAAGCCTGCTACTGCCTCTAGATCATCTAGTAGGTCAGTATCCATAAATCCCCAAAATGCAGGTCTTGTTGGGGTTGTGCCTAGACCAGTTGAAGCTTTTACTACCTCAGAAATCATTTCAGCATCAGAAGAAAGTAAAGTTTTAGTTGCAGAATCAATATCACTTTTGGTAAACTCTGTTGGTGTTTCGCCGTTGATACCATTACTGCATTGCAAAACGGATGTTGTACTAGCTAATACATCACGTGTAACCTCGTCCATTGTCTGGGCTAGGTTTTGTGCAAGTAGCCTTGAGGCTTCATTTAAGCATGCTGTTACTTTCGGCTCCCTTAAACCTACTGACCATATTGCTATGGCGGGGAAACCTCTTCGGATCTCCCTCTTCTCCTTTACAGAAAAGATCAGACTGTCGCATCCCTTGCGGGTTTTCTCGTTCAGTCGTTTAGTGTGGTTATTTATATTGTATTCGTTTATACTGTCATTGTATTTAACGAGAGATTTATTATGCCCAAACTTAAACCTTATGATTTGTCCAAAGTTACTCCCTTGGATTTGGCTTATTTGGCTGGATTCGTTGACGGTGAAGGATGTTTTTTCATCGGTCACCATAAATGCAAATCCGCTTGTACAGGCAATATTTACCCCAATTATCATACAATTCTTAAAATATCTAACAATTGCATGGAAGTACTTGAATGGATTCTTAAAACATTTGGAGGCAGAATAACTAAATATAATAAAAATCGAATGGAAGGCAGAAATGCCTATACTTTTGATATTTATATGACTGGAAATTTGCTTACAGATGTTACTGAAATGCTTATCCCATATCTTATAGTTAAGAAACCTCAAGCTAAAATTATGTTGAAAATGCGCGCTACCTTTTCTCGAACAGGAAGCTGTGGACCTGTTAAACAACCTCCACATATTCTTGAAATTCGAGGAAAAATTAGGCATGAAATGACTCAACTTAACTCCAGATTTAAGAAACATACTTATACTAACCATTTTAAATAACCTTCACCCATGTTGCCATATTACGCAGCTTCCTGTGTAACGTAGGTGTCCATGTCAATTAGAGAAAATTTATACAGGGCCTGTATGTTAACCCTGTCCTCTACAGTGAGCTGCACTTGATTTGTTATTGTTACAAAATTCTTTCTGTTACTTTTGTGACCATATTTCTATGGCGGGAAGGCTCTTCATCCTTCCTCTCGTGGTTTCCTCACGAGTTCAGACTGTCGCTTCCTATTTCTAGGTCTTTTCACTCAGTCGTTCACGGTCTCCTAAGAGTTCCGCCCTGTCGCCACCGTCTTTACGCTGCGGCTTCCAAGTCAATCAGAAAAGATTTTATTACAGCAATTTCTTTACCGTAAAAAGATACTCTTGCCTTAATATCAGTAGCCGATAGTGGCGCTCCTGGTGGAGAACGTCCATCAACAAGTGGTATAGGCACTGTATCTAATTTCGAATATCGTCTAAAAACGATAGTATCCCCATTTTTTTCGGGTAGAATTCTACGTTGCATTCTGTTACTTTTATGACCTATTTCTAGGCGGATCTAGTTCTTCGACTAAATCTCACGACCTTTATTTATTCGCCGTGTTCTGACTATCACATACGTTAATAATAACGTCCTCTGGGGTTAGTCGATCAGGCTGCAAAAAGTATTTTTACTTCTGCTTGCCCCCTGTCTCCCTTACTTAAAAGGGGTTCCAAGTCAATTACCAAAGGTTTTACTTCGCCCATTTTGTTAAGCGAATTTTGTATGAATAAGCGTTGGATACGCTGTCATCAATAAAAGACGGTCGTAGTACTCACGAACGGCTGGTGGAAGTACCGCAGTTGTTGTCATTGTCATTTCAAACTCCTAGG